CTGGTTGCTTGTAAGTGTGGTTACAGCCTTTTCTATCTTTGTTCATTATTATACTCCTAAGTTGTTGTTACAGTAACCGTGCCAACCTGTCCGGTACCTTCCAAATCATCTTCTATGTCTGGTATTCCAAGTGGGTTATTTAACCCGACAGGATTCCAACCATATTGATAATCTCTTTGTTCCTCCAAGTTTCTATCTGGTCTTGGATCTTCTACTGCCTGTGGGTCATCAACAGGATACATACCTTGCATGTTCTGTGGATGGTCTGGTTCCCAACATTCTTTGCAGACTTTAATATTTGTTTCTGTAGTTTTTATAAATAAGTCTTTTAGTTCTTTTAACTTATATTGAAAACCACAACGATCACATTCTGCTATGGCATGTTTACCAGACGTATATTTTCGTCCCATAGCGTTTCCTTATAAATATTGCCGACGGGGTGCAAGTCTTAAATCGGCTTTTTCTCTATCCTCTGTTGAAGCTAATGCCCATTGTTCTTCATATTCTTGTTTAAGCATTTGTGTTCTCATTTCAGCACCTGGTAACTTCATACTTAAATAAAAAGCTAGCCCTGCAACCAAACAAGGTAAGAATCTAAATGGAATGTCTTGAGTATTAACGCCGTTCCCTGCGTCCTCAATTCTTTTTAGTCTCCAATAAACAAAGGTATATGTGTTGTTATCAGGAGCAGGCCATACATTAATTTGAGGTTGACTTGCTTGTCTATTTATCCATACTTGGATTGGTCGACCTGTTGCATTCTTGTTTGGTATAGTTCCCCAAGTAGGAGCAGAGATTCTCGTAATATTAATGTCTTGTTGGTTCTGTCCTGTACCTGTTCTAACGACTTGTTCAATCAAATCAATTGTATCAGCTGGAAGGTTGTAGTTGTTTGTGCCTGAAGTTAACGATACTGATCCTTCATCAATAGTCCAAAGATTAATACCTCTATTTGCCCATTCTGCAGTCAATAAATTTAAACTGCGTCTTGCAGTTCTTAAATCGTATCCTGTACGAAGTTCTTGACCGCATCTCTCAAACGCTTCTTCGACTATATTATTTAAGTCTAAATTAAATGTTGCTGTTCCTGATGTAGCCATTTATTTCTTCCTTGTTGTTTTCCTACGTTTTAATGGAGCAACTCGTCGTGGTTTACCTGCTGGTTGTCCCAAACTTTTCTTCTGAGATATTCTTGACTCCTTCTCAGCTGCAGTCATTTCTCCTGATGTTTTAGGAGTTTTGCTAGACACTCTTTTACTAGGTCTGCAATAAGGAGTACCACGAGATTCTCCTTTCTTTCTGCCACATGCTTTGCCGGTTCTGACATCTTTCCATTCTTCTTTGAACCAGCGTTTTAGTGCGGCACCTTTAGCTGTCTTTCTGACTGCCATTATTTACCTTTGTTTTTTCTACATTTAGCTATAGCACCTGATGCATATGCGCTAGGGAAAACTTTGTATTGAGCTTTTACTTTTCTGTAACAAGCATCTTTAACCGAGCCGCCTTTTTTCATAGCAACTGGTTTCATCGCTTTGCCCATACCGCGACACTTCATCATACCATGCGACCCTTTGTTTTACCGCGCACTGCACAACCATCACGTTTAACCATACCGCCTTTTTTCATGCCTTTGTGAGCAGAGTCTTTCATCATTTTACCGTCTGGCATTTTATGATAACCTTTTTTGACTTTGCCACCTTTTTTCATGTCTTTAGTCATTTCATCAAGTTCTCTTGCTTCTTTTGATTTAGCTTTCCAACCTGGTTTTTCTGGTTTACCTGCTATCTCATCATAGTCTCTTGCTTCTTTTGATTTAGCTTTCCAACCTTCTTTTTTATTATCTTCAGCTACTTTTTTAGATACATACTTTTCAAAGTCTTTATCTACTGAACCGCCTTTTTTCATTTTTTTACCGCATCCAGCCATAATAGTCTCCTTAAACCATACGTCCTTTTGTTTTACCTTTAACAGCACAGCCATCTGCACGTTTAGAGCAAGATGAAACTTTGCCACCTTTTTTATAATTATTTTTAGTCATGCCCTTACCAACTTTACCACCTTTTTTCATGTAGCCCATTTTGTTACGAACATCTTTAGGTAATTTACCTAAGCTATCTTTTTTATCAGCAGGTACAGGTTTTTTATCATCAGACTTTTTAAATCCTTCTGGTGGGGGTAAATCTGTTTCTTTTTCACCAAACATTTTTTTGTCTTCTTCTGACATACCGCCTTCTCTATACTTCTTCACTTTAGTCTCCTTAGTAAATTCTTTTCCTACTTTCGTAGGTACACCCACTTTCTTTGCAAACTTAGGGTTATTAGCCACAGCTTGCATAAATCTTTCTTGTTTCTTACTCTTTGGAGGCATCTTTTTTTAACCATTTCTGAACAGTTTTAGTTTCGTAAATACGAATACCTGTCCAAACGATTGTAAATAACGCCGCTATCGCCGGTAACCAAGCTAGGACTGAACCTACTGCTGTGAATACCGATGCTGCGTCTACTGCGTGTTTTGTTGATTCATCCATATGATTCATTACCTTTGTTAACATTTCCATCTCCGCCTTGCTTGACGTAGTCTTGAGTTAGGATCTTTAGCTGCTTTTGGAAAATCTTTCATCTGCCCTGCTGATCTAGCACAGAATGACTTACGTCTCTTAGCATCTTTAGAACCTTTCTTGACTGTACCCGTTACTGCTGTTTTTAATTTAGAACCTGGGTTGGCTTTGCGATAGGCTGCAACACCTTTCTTAGTCATACCCGCACCCTGCTTAGTCGGACGAAAGTTGCCCGACTTTACAGAAGTTTTGATTCCCATACCTTTTTTCTTTTTAGTCGTTGCCATTAAACACAATCTCCTAAAGCCTCAAACCATTTCTTCTGACATTCTTTGTCAGGGCAAGGAACAGTTTCTTTAGGCTCGTCTTCCATATTAACTATGGAATACCGTTACTGCTGTAACATTAGTTAGTGTGCAGTAAATTTGATTAGAAAATAAAATGCCTTGGTCAGGAATAATCACGTCAGATTGTCCTACACCTGCTGGAGTTTTTAGCTCTAACAATGTAGCACCTGACGCGCCGTCTTTAAATACAATAGAACCTGCTGTAGCCGAGGAAATATAACTCATACCTCTTAAACGAGCTCTATGATTAACAACGGTATCAGGAGAATCTGCTGCAACGAAGACTGCTGCTTTTATATCAGATTGCATTATGATCTCCTATTACTTAGCTGCTGTAGCACCGGTATCAACGCGGATCCAGTTAGAACCGTCTGAAAATACTAAGTTACCTGTACCGTTACCAGCTGTTTCAGAAGCTTTTAATGCATCATTACAAAAAATTACTTGTCCTGTGCTTTCTGAAGCGGTAGGCAAATCGTCAAATGCGATTGCTGTAGATGTGAACCCGTTGTTAGATACAACTGGGCCTGTAAAGGTTGTTGTTGCCATTAGTGTGTCTCCATACAAAGTTAAGCTTATCCGTCGTGTATGCGTCTGCTGGGGCAGTCTGATAAGCTGGATGTTCCCAGATAATTAAATCATACGCTATTTATAGATATTATACAACAAAAAAGGGGCTTTATAGCCCCTCGTTCGCGAACCTGATTTAAAAATTACTTATTGCATACGTACATTGTTACTTCAAAACCAAATCTCATTTCTGTTGCTGATGGTGTTGTCCACATAATGATTCTCCTTAAATTAGATTTCAGCATAGCTGATAAGTGAATTATGCTCTTACTTCAAAGATTTACCATCAAGAAAACCATTAGTTATAGATAAAAGAAAACCCAGCCGAAGCTGGGTTCTCGAGGAGAGAAAGTACTTAATTAATTAAGCACCTTGTGAGCCCCACATACCGAGGGGATCTGACCAACCGAATGAGTAACGCTCACGAGCTTTGTAACGTACGTTACCTGTGTCAAAGTCACCATCCATAGATGTTGTCAATGCTGTACGCTCGAAGTGTTTCATACCGTTAGGTACGTCGGTTGTTAAGAAGTATGCATCAGTATCAGTTAAGAAATGATTAACTGTGTATCCTTCTGGAATCGCACCGTTTGATCGTAATGCGTTAGTATCGTTATCAGCAGTACCAACTCTTTGGTCAGTTTCTAATAAACGAGTAGCAACGAATTGCAATGCTGGTGGAATTACTAACTTACGTGGTTTAGCAGCAATTAATAAACCTCTTTCATCTGTCCAACCAGCTAACTGAATAACTGCGTTTTCTAATGAAGTTTCGTTTAAGTCAGCAGCCACTGCTTGAGTGTTGCTGTTTGTGCCACCATTTACTAATGGGTGATCTGTAGCAAATAATGCTTTGTTGTCACCACCTGGGTAGTTAGTACCGTCAAAGCCGTTGTTTAAAACGTTAGCAGCTTTAACTTGTTTTGTGTAAGACATAGCACGAGCTAATGCTTTAGTGTAACGAGCAGATAATGTGTCATATAAATTATCTTCTACTGCTTCTTCAGTTAAGCTGAAGCCTAAAGCGATTGTTTCGTGGTTATATCTTGCTGTCCAAGCTTCTTGTGCGTTGTCATACGCAATTGCAGCACCTTCAGCCTTGTTAGGGGCAGCTGCGAAGCCTGATAGTTTTGTTTCTTCTTCGAAACTTCTTTCTGATGATTCTGTTTCGTAGATTTCTTTGTGCTCTTCGCCATAACGCTGGTATTCCATACCGAATAAAGCATTAAGACCTGGGAGCAGTTCTTTTAATAACTGAGCTCTTGAAATTGCCATGGTTTATTCTCCTTAAATACCAGTACCGTTATTGTAACCGTGGTTTACACCGTTGAATTTAACTAACACGTCAGTGTAAGCATCGCCTACGCTTGATGTTGTAGAATCAACAAAATCCACGATTCTGAAAGCTGCTTCTGTTTGTACAACAGTTGCGTCTAATGCTACGTTTGAGTTACCTGTAGCTGTATTACCTGTAGAAGTTGACTGTACGTTCGCTAATGGAGCGTTAGCACCAAGAGCTGTTTGAGGAACTGTATCGTCAGCTTGAACTTGGAATACAACATCTGGATCGTCAATTACGTATGCAACTGCGTCAGAAGCTACTGTGCCAGCTGGCCAGTATTGTTTGAATAATTTTTGCTTAGTGTTTGGATCTGTGTAAGAACATCCAACGAAAACACCTACAGTACCTGCAGGGAATTTAGAAGCAGCTGACCCAATTGTTGTTACTAATTCGAGTGTACCTGCCGCGACGATTGATACGACGCTTCCGTTGAAGATGTTTACATTATATCCAGACGCGATTTTAATTTGACGTGTAGAACCAGCATAAGGCTGACCACCAATCAAATTAACGGCTTTTAAACCGTATGGTGCGGCTGTTGTTGCCATAATATCATCTCCTTAAAGATTTTAACCTTTACCAAAAGACTTAGTAGATTTTTTATCGGAGAATAGAGGCATACGTGGGTCATTTTCTTTTAAGAAGCT